GTTAAGGTTGTTGGGACACCTACCTCGGTGCTTACGTCGGTTGCAGGAACTTCGGTTCCTGCTCCTTCTGTTGCATTGTCGCCGGTGTCAGTTCCTACGTTGCCTGTTTCGTTGTCAAAAGCTTCTGTTACAGCAACGCCGGTTAGCTCAGCTTCAACTGTGGCTCCAACCACGGTGAAGTCGAGTCCAACTACCACAACCACAAGCACTAGTACCAAGGATCCACCTTCCACCTCCAAGGTCACTGCCACACCCATTGGCTCGAAGAAAGTTGACTTAACTATTGTTAGGCCCGGTTCGGTGTTCCCTACCTCAACAGTGAAAACTATTGAAGTGGTGACTTCCACCAGTTCTGAGCTTGGCACACAGTGCAGTTCACTTGATTCTTGTCCAAAACCAGCTAGAATTCCATTATCTCAGCCAGTGCTCTCAGCCTCTGATTCGTTCATTCTAGTTGGGGAGAAAGCAGAAGGTTTTATATTAGAACATGTTGGATATGGGGTACTGCCAAATATCAATCACCACACGAGTATTGTGCAACCCACATTGCATGACTCTCGGTTGCTGCATACAAGAAACATTAGCAATATAGACTATGCTATAGACATACGCACACTTGAATTTTCAGGATGGTTTATTAGCATAAGATTTTGGACTTGGTTCATCTTTCTAGGTTCTCTTATTGCTGCTTCTTTTCTTCCTGGTCTTATCGCTGGCTTTATCTTGGTATCTTTATACATATCAGGAGTTCGACCTGTCTCACGGAGATCGGGCACGATAAAATATATGCCGCATTTAGTGGCTCAATTGGTTGTCAACCACTATGGTACTAAGGATACTCGTGTTATTCACCAACAGATGCTGAGATTGTTCCCTCAATTTCCGCTGTCTGATACTGATTCTGATGCTTTGCTTGGTTCTAGTGAGGTTGCAGCTTATCTTTCTGGTCTGGGGGTTTTTCAGTTAAACCAACAGCCGGAGGGAAGGCTGTTGGTGCGGGTGCTTTAAGAGCCCTCGCTCCAAGCAAATTACCACGAGTAGTAGTGGATGGTGCTAGGGTTCGTGAAGTGATGCCTCAGCTAGCACCTGTGCCTTTAGAGGATAGTCGGGAAGGGGTGATCTCACATTCAAGGACCGTCCCCTACCGAGTTATCTTCCCACTTCCTTACAAATTTTGTCCCATCGCCTTTGATCAACATGATACAGGGAATGCAGTGCAGTCTTTCAGGAAAAGGTTGAATCGTGATTTACCTACCCCTTTACCTGGAATGCTGGTCAGACTGCATACGTTTGTTCAGACCTGGTGCGAGGCTAACTTGCATCCTTTAAATGCTGTTGAGAGCTTTGATGAGTGGCTAGCTCATCTTAACTTTAATATGAATAGGAAGCTACAGTATTTAGAATCTGCAAAAGAACATAACTTTGGAAGACCTTCCCTGCGTCTCTGTCATCATGTGGATACTTTCATCAAACTGGAATCTTATCCTGAATTTAAATACCCTCGTTTGATTAACAGTAGGTGTGATGCTTTTAAAGCATATGCAGGTAGATTCTTTCATTCAATTGAGGAAGCAGTATATGCATCCACAATGAACGGTCATCCTATATTCATAAAGCATGTCCCGGTGATAGAGAGACCAGAGATGGTGTCTCGTTTACTGAAGACAGGCAAATATTTTTATGGGACAGATTTTACAGCATATGAATCACATTTCACGCCTAGTTTGATGAACTCCATTGAATGTGTTATGTACAAGTACATGCTTAAAAACTATCCAGAAGATGGGGATTTTATCTGTCGGGTGCTGACAGGTAAGAATAAGCTACATACACGTAATGGATTTAAAGCTTCTGTTCTCGGTAGGAGGATGTCTGGAGATATGTGTACCTCTCTAGGCAATGGCTTCTCCAATCTAATGCTTGCTCTATTCATTGCAGCTGAACATGGCTTGAGGTTAGATGGATTCGTTGAGGGTGATGATGGTGTCTTTAGCACAGATGGGCATCTGGACTCAAATTGGTATACACAATGTGGGTTCACAATTAAAATGGTCCAATTGGCATCACCTTTGGAGGCTAGTTTTTGTGGTATAATTAGCGATGGCATTAACATTATCCGTGACCCTGTGAAATTTATAGTTTCATTGTGTCACGCTCATAGTGTTTCCAGTTACCCTAAAAATCATAAGTACCTTGATTCACTCCTAAAGGGCAAGGCGTTGTCTGCTTTATATGAGACACCAAATTGCCCGATAGTCAGCGAACTGGCTCATTTGGCTCTTAAAGTAACTGGGGATGCAGTAGCCGAGTACCAAACAGACTGGTACCACAAAACACCACCTGCTTTTACCCTCTTGAAACCCAACATCTCTGGTGCGGCTCGGATTTTGTTTCAAGAGAAGTACAACATAACTGTTGAAGAGCAGTTACATGTGGAGCGTGAGTTACGGTCTGGTAGATTAGATGCATTAAATGTTCTAAATCCACACCCAGATTGTCTTCACATGGCACTTTTATATCGACGAGAGAGCTGACCAACACAACTCCGAGGAAGGAGATAACATCTCCTTCCTCGAAGCAGCTCACCCGGAGGGTCGAGTCACACTACTTCTAAATACTTGGTTGTGGG